AGCACGAGGTTAACGGCAGCGATAATACCAACGGCAATACCGTCGGCAGAGTCCGAATCAATTGGTATCTCATAGCCAAACGCCCTCGCTACTTCAACCAGCGCCCAGATAAAAGCCACCAGAGCCGTGCTAGTAATCTGGCCAGCTTTCCACGCAGCCGGGTCAGCGACTACCTTGCCTTTCCTGAAAAGCATAATAAGCGGTTTAATTTTACTGATCATCTGGTTGCACCTTATACCATACGCCATTTCGGCCAATCTTCAGCCACGTATATTTCAGCTCATCTCTGCGCATTAGGTGCCTGTATCTGTTATCGAGTATCCACCCATCAACACTACACACTAGGTGGCGCTGCTCTGTCTCTGTCAGGCACTCTACTAAATCAGCATCAATCCCTCGGTTATCCAGTTCTTGTTTGCACCAAAGCGCAAAGTCATCGCAGTCACCTTTTAAGTCTGGCGTCCAATGCTCAATCTTCTGGTATTTCTCAGCGTCGGTAAAATACTTATGACCTCTATGAGCTTCGGCCAGTACGTCGCCAAGCACACTAACAATCGACGCCACGTTGTCTCGCCTCGATGCAACCAATAGGCGGCGTAGTTTCTTCACCAAGCACAAACGGAGTCGGAGCCTTGCACGCGATCAAAAAACAAAAAAGCACAGCCCATCCAAACTTCATGCTATACCTGCCTCGATAGCCAGGTAACAGCAGCGACAACGCAGACCCAAAACAGTCGCTCAAGATACGCACCAGCAGCAGCACTACGTTGTAACTTGTTTATAGCGCCGTCCATGCTGTTCACTTTTTCTTCGATGCCGGACTGACGATTGAAAACAGTGATCAACCGCTCCTCGACTCGCGCAAGTGAAACGACAGCCTTCTGCAAATCGTCGATTTTAGATTCCACTCTTGCAAGCCTGCTTTCGGTAACCTCTGGCATACTTCATACCTCAATTGGGCCACGTTAGCGTAGGCAATTCAGCTAGTAATTCATCCACAGTTGGGGGTTGCCTTGTACCAGCGTCTACTTCCGCAAGAACTTCGTAGCACTTATCCCAAACAGCATCTCGCCATACAACACAAGCTTGACCTTCTGGACCGTATTTAGGGTTAGTAGATGTTGCATAAGTAGCAGCTGAAATCATTGAGTCGTATTGCCGCTCCGCTACTTTCTCGTCCATGTGCCTTTGTACTTCTAGCTCATACTCCCTAACAGTCTTAGCTCTATAGGCATCCTTTTCTTCTTGCGTCATCTCTACGATAGACTTACCAAGTATCCATGCACCGTTAATTTTTGTAGGGAGCGAGTCAGCTACAACTTTATGCGTACGGGGGTCATACTGTGGATCTGCGGCAACAGTAACAGGAAAAACACCCCAGTCAGCCAGCAATTCGTCCGTAGGCGTTTTAGGGAACGACGTGTTCGGGTTATCTTTTCTGAGTAGGCCGATTGAGTATGGATAAATCTCGACAACATCATTGGTTGTTTTAACGTACATTTATATATCCTCTAAGCTATGCGGATAATCGCAGTAGTTGCAGCGGTGGCTGGGAAGGAAACAGTAAAATCCCCCGAACTAACCGTCTGGTCACCACCGAAACTAAGCACCGCACAAGCAGAATTAGAGTTATTGGTGTTGTAGATCATAGCCCCGCAACTTGTGAAAGAGGCACTGGACCACGTAGTATCAGAAAAGTCACAGATAGCCGTAGTGCTGTCTGCTACCGGCGTAACATTAGTAAGGGTGTTCCCTCCAGCAGAATAGCCGGTGCCGCTGGCTTCGTCGCTGTTACCGGTAATATTAGAGTAGTTGGTGCTGGCAGCGCCGTAAGTACCAGTTCCAGCAGAGGCAGACTTGAGAAGCGCGATCTTAAAAACATCAGCTCCGTTAGAAAAATCATGCAGTCCTTTCAGCAGCTCAACTTTAAAGCTAGTGGGCATAGCGTTAGTAACAGTGATAGCCATAGCTAAATCTCCAACAATTTAATAAGTTCTTCATGCCCCGCTTGCCTTAATCGGTTAGCCACAGTTGTATTGTGTGACCTTACAGCCTGCTTCAGGTATATATTAAGTACATCTCGTATTCGATCTTTAAAGGCTTCAGCCTGCTGTCTTATTACTGGGTCTGAATTATCCCCAACATAGATTATTTTTTCTAAAGCCTGCTCTGCTAACTCTTCTGTATTAAAACCTCTGTTTGATACAGACTTAATACTTATTGGGCCTACGCTACCACCACAAAAAACGTCGATCATTTACCCCCCTACTCGCAATCTACCACCACGGTATGTATCACGTTGCATGTCGTAATTACCCAGTTTCTGCAGCAAACTTATAGCCTGTTGGTACATCTTCTCGTACAGAGCAACCATGTCAGGCTCACCCTTCATAAATCTGATTGCTTCAACAAGCGCACCGTTAAGGAGTGCAGAATCAAACTCATCACCAAGCCAAGTAGTCCCAGCAGTCACTATAGACTCCGGATAGGCACTAAAATGCAGCTCTATCGTATAGTTAGCATCTGGTGTGGGCCCGACTATAAAAGTATTCTCATCAAACCAAGCATAGTGCTTTGGGGTGCCAGTAGCTGATGGGGTGGGGTAAGCTTCGCGTATAAAGTTGACATCTTTATCTAGCAAATAATCGTACGACCCATCACCCTTAACTACCGCCAATGAATACACATACAAGATCCCACTAGGCATAGTAAGGTATCTATTACCAGTAGTTACCGTGCCAGTCTGGTTTTTCCTAAGCGCGGGAAGATCGACAGTAGCGTATATCTTCTGCTCTGCCTGCTCAGTAAACATAGCAAGTTGGTCATCAGTGAAAGTATTCTCACAGATGTCTTGTATATTTGTTTTGAGGTCGGTGTAGTTCACCATCTACCCCCTTATGCCATGGGCCCACGAGCTTTAGTGCCCTTAGTGGCTGCACCGACACCACGGATAGTGGCACCGCCGGTCTTGACGTTGATCGGCTGGTTGCAGCAGTCAGACTTATACACCACCGGCTGGTCTGGATAAGTCACAACACTAGGGCTCTTCTTACTGGATCGTTTCATAATTCATCACCTAAACTATTGATATAGTTACATAACCTACAGCCCCAACTGCTACCACGGTGCCGCTGGGTTGCAATCTGGCCCTACTTTGCGGATACTCATTGGAGTCAGGTCGGGGCTTGCGGATAGCCTGTGGGTCATCGACCGGAAACAGCCCCAACTTATTCTGCGGGTGGTCCGCACTCCAGCATTCGGGACAAGCCAACAAGTTGGTCTTACGGCCCTTCACAATAAGTTCAGCCAGCTCACGCAGCTTGTACTGGAACCCGCATACGTCACATATACCTAACGCTTTTTTGCCTGAAGTAAACCTCTGGCCCATACCTACCTCACGCTAGCTATACGAGGTACTAAGCTAAGTGTAGCCTTCTCCCTATCTTCTTGCGAGGCTAAGTCAAACTGTCTTTCGTACTCTGCCTGCAGCATGGGTATGCGAGGTGCCAACTCTGGCACCTTCTGGGCTATGTAGTAAGCCAACCCGGAGACCAAGCAAGGTAGGAAGCGGAAGTTGACATCAGCTGTGTTCACCCCCGTACCAGCATCCTCTATGCGCCTCATTCTCCAATACTTAAGTATATAGTAGGGACTACCAGATGTGCCTTGGTCAGGCACAGGCCACACCGTCACTGAGGGGTTAGCTTGCCCCCTATCTATGTACAGCTGTATGGGCCTGCCTTGGGATAGCTTATTTGGTATACTCGCGTAGGTAGAAACGCTAATGCGGCTAATGTTCAGATCAGACTGGGTGGATGCACTACCAGAGCCCGTGCGTACAACATGCTCCAACAGGTCAATAGTATCGGCTGGGAGGTTGTAGGTAGCTGTACCTTGCTCTAAGTTTACAGTGCCCTCCTCTATGGTCCACATGTTTATGCCGCGATTCTGCCACTCTATGGTCAGCAGATTCATAGACCTACGGGCAGTTCTAAGGTCGTAACCAGAACGCATCTCACGGCCAGCACGTTCCCATGCCTCTTCCGCAATCTCCGTAAAGTCCATGTTGAAAACAGCAGTACCTGACGTAGCCATCTATTTTTTCCTTTTTAGCGGGTCTACCCGCTTCGGTTTGCCAGCCGGTTGCCCTAGGCGCTTTTTCTGCGCTACGCGTGACTTCTTTTCTCCTGCTGTCATCTCACCAGCAGTTTTTGGTGTTTTGCTGGACACCCGTTTAGTAGGTCTGCAGTACGGAGTACCACGCTTTTCGCCTTTCTGACGCCCACACTCTTTACCGGTGCGGACATCCTTCCAATCTTCTTGGAACCACCGTTTAAGTGCTGCGCCTTTCTCAGTCTTACGAACCGCCACGGGCTTTTGCCTTCCTACATTTA